GATTTTGAAATACCATACTCATCATCTACATATTCTTTAATAGATTGAGCTGTACCATATTTAATATATTTTAATGCTTTCCCTCCAATATTAACAATAGGCTTAATAACAACATTATTTAATGTTACTCCTTTTGCTACATAAATAGAAAATGTCATACAAGTTGTATTATCAGGTTTAGCTGATTTTGTTTTGTTAAATGTTTTTGGAACTCCATTTTCAGAATATATACTTCCTAAAGAAGCACTGTTATTCCTATCATTTCTAAAATAACCTAAAATCTTAATAAATTCATTAGAACCACTTAATGTTAAATTTGTTTCATTATCTATACCAATCAAATCAACATAACCAAAATCAACATAAATATTTTCTGTGCTTGTTCCACTTATATTGTACCCACCACTTTCAAGTTCTGTAAAAACAACTCCATAGTGAGTTTGATCCCCCTTATCGATATTTAGTTTATTATAGTCTAAATCATTTTGAAAACTATCAACTTTATTATTAACATTTTTAAATTGCTCTCTGACAGCTACGCCACTTGTTGAATAAGTTTTCCCATCTGCCCCCACTCTTGTATCCACAAGTTCAGCATCTTTTTCAGCGTTTTCACCACTATGCAAAATTAAATTATCGATTCTTTCACTTTGAGTTCGTAAATCAACTTCATTAGCTTTTTCTACTAAGTCTGCCTTAACTTGATTTATTTGTTGCTTACTTGTATCCAATTGTCCGTTAAGTTCATTTAATCTAGTTGTGTATTTTTCTTCTAAATTTACAGAAGCATCTTGTAATTCTTTTGCATATCCATCGGCTACAATTAGTGCATTATTTAAAGCTTGATACTCCGGTTTACTTTCAATCGCATTAGGATTGTATGGATTCTCTATAACTGTAATAAAAAAAGGAAGTACGCTTAATTGCATATCCTCCTTCAAAATTACTAATGTAGCTTGTATAACTCCTGCTTTGGCTAAGGTTTGATTAGTTAATTCTATTTGAACTTTACCACCTTTAGCATCAATTATAACAGCATCATTAAATATATCTGTTAAGTCCGGTTTAATTGCACTAAATTTTACAGTGCATCCTGTTAAATCTACTTGAACAGATCTATTAACTATAGTAGCAATAATATACCGACTTTTATTATCTCCTTGCATAGCAATAATGCTTTCAAAACTTTTTCTTTCAGTATCAAGTGTTATTTTTTTATGATTCACTTATATCCCCCTTATCTTAGTTGATTCCACCTGTCTTTTTACATTTAATATTTTTAATTCTAATTCTTCTATTTTTTCTATTGCTTTTTGTAATGCTCCAGCAAGTATTCCCGTATATGTTGCACTATCATAGCTTAAAACCCCACTAGTGTCGCTTGTAATAAGTTTGTTACCTACCTTAGTATTTTGTATATCCTGCGCTATAAAGCCTATGCTATCAACCTTTTCCTCTTCTTTATTAGAGTTAAGTTTATAATTAAATTCTGCAAGTTTTAAATCATTTTTTACAAAATCATATAAATCATGTGTTGTTATATCAGCAACTAAATTATTCTCCTGAATAGAATAAGGAATTACTTGTGCTTCATTTCTTAGTAAGTATCTTACATTCTCTTTTAACTGTAAATCACTAGGCTGATTTAAGTTAGTGCAATATATTGTACTTATTCTTTTGTCGGTCTTTCCTAAACTCCATGCATTAGTTTGTTCTGGGAAAAAATATCCTTGATTATCTGCAACAAGCCCACCATATCCCCATGAAGATATAAATCTTAGGATAGGTCCTTCAAAATCTGCATATCTTTCTACACCAGTTCTATCAAGTCCAAATTTATAAGAAAATATTTTATAAAAAGCATTGCTATTCCTACCTATTATATTTTTCCAATCATTAGCGGGGTAATAAGTACCATTTTCCCAATAACAATTTCCGTTATAATCTCCTGTTTGGTCAGTTTTGAATGTTACGTTGTTATTTAATTCAACCCCACCATGACCAACTCTAAACAATTCTTTTCCTGTTCCATCTATAACATTAAAATTAGAATCTATCCCCATTCCACTTAAAGTCATTCTAAATTGAATTTCTCCATTTCTTTCGATTGGTTCTAATCTTGCATAGGTTCCTGAGCTAGTTAATGCTTCAAGTATTCCTCTTAATGTCATACCATCTTTATTTATTTTTACAACATCACTTATCTCATTAAAACCTATCATTACTGAATCCGGAGATTGTTCTATAATACTTTTTACATCATCTTTCTGAACACTTAAACTTATCTTGCCACTTTGGACGCTTATTTGTGCTAATGCTTCACTTATTTTATCATTTAAAATATCAACATCTTTTTTGGAAGCACTAAACAATATACCCTCCGATAAAACTTTTATTTTTGAATTAAGATAACTTTTAAGATATAAAAAATCACCAACGTTAGGACTATAAGCACTTATCCCACCTTTGTTTAAGGCAATATCAGTTATTTCACAAATATCAGTATTTAAAGTATCACTCTTTGTCATAACTCTACTAATTTCAACAGATGGTTTAATCATTTCCTCATCTGCAATAAAGGTTATATAGCATAGTTTAGCAGTTATATTTTCATCTAAATTGATATTCTCAAAATCACTTGTTACTATAGTTCCTACTTTTTTATTTCTTATGATTATATCCCAATTTTCCGAACCACTTAAATGAATATATTTAAATTGAATTGTATATGTTTCGCCTTTATTTAAAAATCCCAATGTAGTGGGAATTTTAATTCCCACCTTAGAATTTACAGCAGCATTTGCAGTATTTATTTTTATACTTGTATAGCTATTACTCATATTACCCTCCTTTATCTTGGAGAAAATGGATTGATACAAAAACCATCACTATTAAAATCGTATTTTTTATTTTCTAAAACTAGTGTTTCACTCTTTGCATAATTTCCTCCTGATTTAAAATAACACCAACTTGAATTGTCATTATTAAATTTTAACCAACAATTCTCGAAGAAAAATTTAGCATTCGTGTTTAAAGTATAATCATTCCCGTTACTTGTAATAATTATATGACTTCCAGTTTTAAATAAAGTATATATGTTTTTATCATAACTTTGCCACATCCCAATACTGTTGTAGGCTCTATTATAAGCAAGATTGTTCCATTCATTTCTTGTTACTACTACATCCTGAGGATTACATCTTTTTATTAAATCAGTATTAATTGTTGCGTTATAACCATGATGACTATCTTTAACCACATCAACATTCTTCGGTAATGAAGAATATAAAGTTGCCTGTCTAGTTGGGCTTAAATCTCCTAATAGTAAAAATTTATTATCTCCATGGACAAAATATATAACCAAGCTACTAGAATTGTAATCTGAATAATCAATATAAGTTGTATTATACATTTCAAAGTAAGTATTACTATCAATAATAAATTTTTGTTTTTCTGTAGGAATAACCTTCTTCATACCGTTGTTTGTTGCAGCATTAATTGCATTAGTTTTTATTAAATTAGTTTTCCAATCAGTTTCTACTGAAGGCATTTTTGAATTATCAAATTCTTTATAAATAAACGTACTATCTTTTACATCAAATGTATTCATAATTTCATCAAGTCCACCTGCATGATCCGAATGAAAATGAGTGTTTATAATGTAATCTATTTTATTTATTCCTAGATTTTTAATATATTTTATTATAGGCTCTATTGAATTCGGTAAAGTTGAACTTAAAAGTCTATTGTCTACACTATCTATAAGTATTGTTTTCCCATTGTCGCAAGTAATTAATATACTGTCCCCTGTTTCTTTAGTATATATAAAATGTATTTGAGTATTACTTGTTATAGGTTTTATAGCAGGTGGTTTAACTACATCAATTTCAGTTTCATCTTTTCCAGTAGTTGGTGGTGGTGTTGTAACTTCTTCTGAAACGTTAGGTGCCGATTGTCCAGGTGTAAACTCTTCTTCTTTTTCTATTTGAGTTTCATGTATATATTCATATCTAGTTATATTTCCACCTATAGGTTCAAATCCGGTTAAATCTACTAATACGTTTGAATTTTGTATCATATTTCCACTTTTATTTTCTGCTTCCTCTACTATATCTTCCATTGTTTCTTTTATAGTTTTATTATCTTCTAAAACTATTTCTATTTTCTCACCATCAAATGTTATTTTATCAGAAAAATTAAAAGTGCCATCCTCCATATTAATCCATGTTTTGCCGTTAGAACTCATTAATATACCAGTTTTTATTAAAGCTGCATTTAGCTCCCCTGTAGTTATACAACTAGCGTTAATCTTACCATCTATAGTTATAGCTAATGTATACGGACCATTATATCCGCTTTGACTAAATGCAATACCATTTTTATTCATTCTAATAACGTTAATAGAACTTTCAACTTGCGGAGAATCCATTATTAATATTTCATTTTTTCTAGCAACTACATAACTATCTTTTATACCAGCTTCTATAAGTTGAGTTGCTTCGTCCATTGACTTATCTAATATATCTTGCCATGAGTTTCCTCCTAACTGTTCTACAACTTTATCTATTACATTTTGGACTTTGTTAATATTCGAGAGTGCATTTCCTTTCACATCACCAAGATCTATATCTTCGTATCTATCTTTAATATTATTATATTTATTAGCTGTCATTTTCAGCTTAACATTAAATCCATAATCATCTAAATTTGCTGTTAATATATCTCCTTGATAAATTCTTTCGTTTAATTCATCACCTTTATATTGATCCGTTTTACTCAACTCTGCAATACTTATCCTTAAACTGCATGTAGGTTTATCTATATTTTGTTCTTCGAATAGCTTATCACATTCTTTTCTTAAAGCTTCATATACCTCTTCTAATGTTTCATAACCATCTTCACTACCATGTTCACTATATTTATACTTAATATTATCAAATTTAAATTCTTGAATTTTTGGATGCGGATAATTATTAACTAAAGGAGAATAATAAACACCCTCTGGTAATGTTAATCCATCGTAAGTTATAGCATTTATTCCAGTTACTACACTTGATATATCAATACTACCTTCAAAATCTATAACATTTTTACCTACAAGTATTTCTACCCCTCTATCTTCACCAACACTTTCATTCATTGATATATTGAAGTTATCTAATACTAAATAACCACCCCACCTGTTAACAAATGTGTTATCGTCACTTCCTAATAATGCATCAATTCCATTTTTACGAACCATTCTAGCACTTGCAACTGTATCTATATTAGAGCTTAAATTAAACTTATTTGTATAAACAGTTCCGCCTTGTATTTGCTTTATTGCAGCTCTACCACTTTTTTCTACTATATTTATATCCTGTATAAAGTTATCATCAAAATCGAAACCTATTTGATAACCGGAAACAGTAATATACTTTTTATTTTTCTTACTAACTTTTAATATTCTAAATAATTGTAATCCCTTTTCCGTTGGAACTTGTAAAAACATCCCCTCTTCAATAGCTTCTGATTTATCAAAATCTTTTTTAAATTTTGCCTCTATTACCCACTTACTATTTTCAGTCCAACTAGTATAAGAAGAAATAACTATATCATCTAAAACTTCAACTCCGTCATGAGTAAATTGAGTTTCATCTTTTTTAAATAATTTAATCATGCTATTACCTCCTATACTAAATATCTAAAATTCGGTATTATTTCAATTTTAGATACATTCCCATCCCATGTTATATTATTATTACCAGGATATAATTGGGGGAAATCCCCTATTTTTTTGTCTTTTAGTATCTTTATAAGTTCTTAATTTAGTTGAATTTATAGTTATATATTCATCAACATCTTTAAGTATTATTTGGGTATCACCTATAAATAAGTTAATATCTCCACTACCATAAATGGTAATTACAGGCTTAGAATGATAAGAACAATAATTGTATACCTCACTATCTTTTGACGTTATAATTAAAGCTTCATTATCAGTACTGTATCCAAAAGGCTGACATTTAAAGCTTATAGTGAATTCATACCAACTACCATAATCATTATTCTTAAATAAATAATTTATAGGAATTTCACTTACTATTTTTGCATTATAATATCTATCTGGTAGATTAGAAAATATAACTGGTCCATCCTTAAGGTAATTACATAAACTATCTATATTTTCTCCTGTATAATACACTTTGCATTGTTTTATTGTAGGCTCGTAGGTTCCATCAGTTATAGTTAAAACGCCATCCATACCTAATACTGTTTCTTCTTCAGTACGTTGCTTAGGAATAGTTATAGAAGGTAATTCAACAATAACTATTCCAACATCTAAGCTACACTCATTATTTAAAATAAAATAATCTTCGTTCATATTACCTCCTATAGTTCTCTTAATTCTGTATACTCTGTCAGCTCTTCAATTAATTCTCTTACATCAGTAACTCCATTTACTTCTACCTGTTGAATTATATTTTCAGTAGTTTTATTAAACTCTTTATTGGCTATTTCTTTTAAGTAATCTAGTTTTCTAGATATCTCTTTTAGTAAACTTGTTGATTCTCTATTATTTACCTGTGGCTTATTCATAGCGTTTAATATTTCTTGGGTTTGCCTAGCATTATAAACAGTTTCTCCACCTTCAAAATTCATATATTGTCTATCAGAAGCTAATGTCATTCTTCCACCAGCTCCGACAATTAACTCTGATCCATATTCTGCTACACTTGCTATACCAGGCATTGCATTTTCAGTACCAGTTGCATACATTGTCGAACCATTATAATAAGGCTTACCAGAAGAAGTATATTGAACACCTACTATTACTTGCTTATAACTTGAAATATTATCAATATTTCTTTGAACTTTTGAAGCTGTACCATTATCAGTTACATCTATATTAGCTTTTTTACCATTCGTAGCATCAACTTGATTTCGTGTCTCCTTCAGCTTGTTTATGACATCAGCCGTATTTTCTCCAATTTTTATTGGATTACCATTAACGTCTTGAATTGAACTTACAACATTACCATTTTCATCTTGTACCTCCACAAGTTTACCAATTATTTCATTGCTTGCATTAGTAATATTACCTGAAGTATCTAAATAAGCATCTCCAATTATTAAACAATTTGTTAAAACCCCTTGAGCTGTTTGCTGCCATTCTGCTATTTCATCTTGTAAAGCTGATGCATCATTTTTTGTCATTGTTCCGATATTTTGAGTGTTCAAATTATAAACGCCTGATAATTTACCGGTAGTTTCATCTATTTTTACATATACATCATCCCATGTTTGTGTAGCAGTATTATACATTTGTTGATATCCACTCTCTGTTATTTTCTCTAATCCATCATAATGTTCCGTTGCCTGCACTAATTCTTGATAATATTGAATATCCTTTTGTTGTAGTATTTCTCCATTAAATTTATTAATTACATTTTTTAAATTTTCATTATGTTCTACCGCATATTGATATGCTTCATCATAATAACTTTGAGATAGCTCTAATTGACTATTTTTAGAAGCTTCTAATCTTGCTACTGTTGCATCAACATTAGCTTTATCTTCTTCTGATAAACTTTCATATCCACTTTTAGCAATTTCAATTAAAGCATCATACTTAGAACGTATTTCTATTTGTTCTTCTTGAGATTGTTGATATCTTTCTTGTAATAATTTTTGAGCATTTTCCGCATCTAAAGTAGACATTCTATTTCTAAATTCTTGTTGAGCATATTCTAACTCATAATTATTATTAGCTTGTGCCTCTAACTCAATTTGCTTTATTTGAGCATAATAATTTTGTATAGCTGTTATTTCATCTTGATTTAAAGTTCTGCCTTCTGACCTAGCATTTGCAATAATTGTATTAATTTCATTGTAAAGATTTTGAGCTTCTTCTTTTTCTTTATTGCCTCTACTATTCCAGTATTCAAGCAAAGCGCTCTCACTCTCATCTATAGCACCATCTACACTAAAAGCTTCACTAAGTCCACTTTGCAATTCATTACTCCAACTATCAATAGCAGTATTACAACTTTCTAATGCGTCATTAACTCTACTCGTTAGTGAAGTAACCTCTTCATCTGTCATTACATTATCAACATTTATAGAATCAAGCTCCATTCCGAAATCATGTATATCTAAAGTCATTTCTTTAACTGATTCTTGAAATTCAGAACTTATATTTTCATTAAAATCCTTATAAACTAGTCCCATTTCTTCTAATTCATCTTTAGAATATGTAACCTTTCCTGTTAAATCAGCTATCGTTTTTTCCATCCATGACATTTCTTCACGTGATTTTGTAACTTTCTGATTAGCAACATCCATAGCCTCATGCCAAGCATAAACTCCTGCCCCCACTGCTGCTAAAGGAACTATTGTTGCTGATAATGCACTCCCAAATCCAATAGTAAATGAAGTTACCTTGTTTAGTAATGATATAGTTTTACCTATACCTGTTATAACTTTTCCGCCTACCATCATAAGTGGCCCTATAGCTGCAACTGTTGCACCTATACTAACAATATTCTTCTGAACTGCTGGATCTAGATTATTAAATGCACTAACCATATCTGTAACTTTGTTAATACCTTTTGTTATTGCTGGTAATAATGTATTACCAATAACTATTCCAGCACCTTCTAAAGCCGATGTGAACTCATCCCAAGCACCTTTTGTATTATCCATCATGGTATTGGCCATGTCTTTTGCTGCACCGTCAGCATTTTTAAAACTCTTAGTTAGTCTTTCTAATTCTGCCGGACCGGCTGCTATTAAAGCCAACATTCCCGACATAGACTCTTGCCCAAATATAGTTGCAATAGCTTGTTGTTGCTGTTCCTCTGTTAAACCACTTAAAGAAGTTTGAAGGTTTCCTACAATATCTTTTAAAGATAACATTTTCCCGCTACTATCATAGGCATTAAATCCTAACTCTTCCATTAATTCAGCAGCTTCATTACTTGGATTTGCTAACCGGGTTAATGCAGTTCTTAGGGTTGTACCCGCTTGACCACCTTTAATTCCCGCATTAGACATTAATCCAATAGCTGCGGTAACTTCTTCTAAACTTTGCCCCATAGTTGCCGCTACTGGTGCAATATATTTCATAGCTTCCCCAGTGTCAGTAATTCCTGCATTTGTATCTGCTGCTGCTCTTGCTAAAACATCCGCTACGTGTGCTGCTTGACTTGCTTCTAGTCCAAAACCATTTAGTGTACTTGCTGCTATATCTGCTGCAGTTGCTAAATCTAAATTGTCACTTGCTGCTAAGTCAAGTAACCCAGGCATAGCTGATAAAATTTGATTTGTAGTAAATCCCGCAGAAGCTAAGTTTTCCATTCCTTCTGCTGCTTCTGTTGCACTAAAACTAGTTGCTGCGCCTAGCTCCTCTGCTTGTGCTTGTAACTTCTCGAAATCTTCTCCAGTTGCTCCCGATATTGCCTTAACTCTAGACATTTGTGCTTCAAAATCTACTGCAACCTTTACTGCTCCTGCTCCAACTGTTGCTAAAGGAACAGTAAGTCCTTTAGTTAAAGTTGTTCCAACTCCTGTTATTATTCCACCTAATGATTGGATTCTTGTACCAGCTTCTTGTGTATTATCTGTAAATGTAGCTAATTGTTGCCTTGCACTCATTAATCCTGATGTATATTGACTATAATCTAATTCTAAGTAAGCTACTGCACTTCCTACATTTATACTCATTTACTCCCTCCTTCCTTGAAATTTGGGCATAAAAAAAGAGCCTTAATAGACCCTTATTCTAATAATTTATTTACTTCTTCTAATATATCACTTGCCTTTTCATAGTGTTCTACACTACTATTCCAGTTATCATCCTCAGAATTAATATCCATATCAATAGAATATTTACAAGACTTATTTATATTATCATAAATATCTAAGAACTTACTTTTTATTTCTTCGTGACCCCTCACTTTATTAACCTCTTCTTTAAAGTCATCAGCTTCTTCTTGTAGCTCTCTGAAAACTTCTTTGTCACTAAAGGCAGTAGTACCTCCTAATTCATCTACTAAACTAGAAGCATCATAATATAATTCTTTAATATCTTCTTTTGATGTTTCACTACAAGATATTAATGATAAAGCCATAATAATAAGTAATGATAAGTTAAATAGTTTTTTCATATTGTCCCCCTGTTCCTATTAAATATACCAGTATTATACAATATATTTAAATATAATGACAATTGATTATTGGAATCTTTCTAGATTCTTTTTCATTTCATTTATCAAATCACTATTATTAATATTTTTATCCTTATTGATTTCATCTGTCCAATTAGGTTCTTTTAACCAACTATCCTCTAAATAGACTTTATCAGCTTCCTTTACCTCTCTCTTAGTTTTCATAGACAAAATATATTCACAAGCTTCATCAAAAATAAAAGCGAGATACGAATCATTTATGTTCATTATCTCGCTAGGCCTTTGATTATACCTTTGGCTTATTCTTAGTATTCTTAATATTTTTTTGCTTTGTACGAAAGGATGTAAGAGCTTTAATACCTATTTGAGTATAATTATATATCTCAAGTAATTGAGCATCTGTTAACTCTAACCCTATTTTCTCTAAATCATCATAAGTAGGATCTACCATAGCAGCTTTAGCCATTATAGTAAGTAATTCTTTTTGTTCCTTCATATTAATTACATCTTTGGTGGTTTTAACACCATTAAATAATATATAAGCTACATTTAATAATGGATTAGGTATGTCTCCATTTGCAACCAAACCTAACATACTAGGTCTTTTTAATTTACATACAAATGGTTCCTCTCCCCATCCTATTAACTCTACTTCTTGTCCCTCTGCTATTTTTTTTAAATCCTCTATACTTGTAACTGCCATATGTTAATAAATCCTCCTATTAAGCTGGTAATTCTTCTAAAAATTCTAAATTATAAGGTGCTATACCTTTTTTAACTCTACTTGATATTGTATAAGCAGGTGCCATAAATTCACCATCTTTAAACGTAAATGATACTGGCTTTCCTTTGCACCCTTTAAATGCAAAACATTGATATCCTAATGTTTCACCATCTCCATCTTTTTCTTCTGTATAAATTTTTGTAGTAAACTTAACTCTATTAACTGCAGCTCCTACAGCTGGTGGATTATATCCTGTTACCTTTAATGCTTGTGGTTCTCCACTTGTTACAAGTTTTCCTCCATCTACAATAGCTAATACTTCTGGCACCATAACTACTTGAGTTAAATTTATATCTGAGCCGTATTGTATATCCTCTGTTCTATTTGTAGCTAATATAGCATTTTTTACTCTAAGTATAGTTTCACTACCTTCGCTTACCACTGGTGCATATGTAGCTTCTGATGCAGTATCAAACCTATAAGTTTTTGGTGAATCATCTTCTGTTACAATCTCAACTCTAACGATATTAACTATAGGTTTTTCTGTTAGCTTTTCTATTACCATTCTTATCACTCTCCTAATTTAATCTCATATATTTTTCATACATAATTGAAAAAGTTAATGCTTTTTTATCATTGTCTGTTACAATTCCTGTTTCATTGCCTGCATATCTAATAGATTTGAATTCTTTTAATAGATCCACTACTTGATTTCTAAAATCTTTAATTTTTGTGAATTTATTTTCAGGAATAAAAAAAAGGATATCTATGTATCCCTTTCCTACTCTTCTATTTGAACTAGTAATTCCATCATCTTTTAAAACAATATAAGGTGATTTGCACTCACCTTTATGCTGACCAACTAAATAGACATCTATATTATTATCTTGTAAATACTCATATACTTTTAAAATCATATTATCTTGCTCCACCCACTTAATACTTGACCACTCCATCTTTGAATGGTAGTCCATAATATTGCATTCTTCTTCTCATGACATAATTCTAGATACTTAAAATGAGGTGTATTACCTCTAAGATTAATTCTAGTTGTTGTTCCAGATTTAGTTATCTTATAATCCATAGTTTGTCTAGAGTTTCCTGTTCTGTCTGTCCATGGAGCTTTAATTTTAGCATCATTTATCATTTTTTCTCCAGAAGTTTCAGCGTATAAGTTTGTTGCTCTTTCCACTTTTAATTGCATATCTGCTAATCCACTCATTAAGCTACTCGCATCTAATCTCATACTAATCACCAAATCTTAAATCTAAAGGTAAGGTTATTATTTCATAAATACAATCATCCTCAATAATAGTATTATTATCCATCTTTAACCCTTCATATTCTTCTAATTTCATTTCACAATAGATTTTAAGGTTCTCCCCTATATCGCTTATTTTATAACATAAATTATCTATAAATATTAGATCTGTTTGTTTTAGTTTCTCAGCCTCTTCATCAAAAACAATAAGATATTTCTTGTTTTCTTTATTAAGATTTACGCCATTATTATTTAATATTATGTTAACAGTTTTGTTATTTGTCTCCGAATATAGAACCCCTCTTAAGTTAGCGACAATACAATATCCTTCCTTCTCTTTAAATTTATTTAAGACTTCCCTTAATACTATTCCATCACTAGGTAACTGCTCTATAGCCCCTATAACTTTGCTTTTTATATACTCTATATTTATACTCATATCTATCCTCTCTTTAACCTATTAATGTATATACCACCCAATGAACTACCACTATTTTTATTAGCTAATTCATCAGATTTTTTTGAATATTTTTCAGCTAAGTTAATCCAAAAGTCAGCTCCAGCACTTTCAATAGTAATAGGTCCTACTGTTACCTTACTATCTCCATCTGCTTTTAAATAACAAAGTTCACTTGCAGTTTTATATACATCACCTTCATTATCATCTAAGAACATCTGTAGCTGTTCATCACTAAAGAATGGATATTTACTTTCTAATAATAAAATCTTTAATTTCTCTAACATATGAACCCTCCTAAATTATTAAGAGGGCATAAACCCTCTACAATTAATATACTGTTGCAAAGAAACACTCGTCCGCCTTTTCAAATGAAGGCATACCTAATTGAGATACCTTTGTTTCAACATTTACTGGATCTTCTTTTGCCATAGTTGTTATAGCTACACCAGTATTAACTATTTGTGTATCTAATTTACCACTACCAAATACAGCATCTGCTTCCTCTGGAGTTGTTCCATAAACAGTCTTTCCTAATGTACCTTTTGGGATTAATGTAACTTTATTATCTTCATAATAAGAAACAGTTTCTCCAGCTTCATTTACAAATGTTCCATTTACAACTGCAACTGTAAGTCCAAATTTTTGTTGTAAGTAATTCTTTATATCGCTTTCAGTTACTATATAGTTAGTATTTATACCCTTAATATCATTAACTATAGCTGTATTTTGGCATACATATCCAAAACAAGTATCAGTTAATACTAATACTGTTGGTTTCGCATACCCTTCATTAGTAAATACTTTTTGCCATTTAATAATATCTCCCACTATATCAGCGGTAGCAACGTTCCATTTCTTAGCGGCTGTTGAAATAGTTGTTTTATGATTTTCCGGTATATTATAATCTACAACTACATCTCCAGCATCAGAAGATATACTAATAGTACCATTTTGGATTAATTGAGCTCTCATTCTTCTCATTTGAACTTCTGCTCCATCAACTAATACTTTGTAATTTTCATAAATAGTTGATAAAATTTGATCTACTATATTTTGATTATTAGCTTGTAATGCTAGCATTAGCTTTTGTCTTTCCTTTTCATTTACAAGAATAGACTCTTTCATGAAAGGCATATCTCTCTTTTCAATATCTACTGCAGCTTTTAACACTCTAGGTCTAACATTAACATCAAAACTAGACATACTTAATGCTACTGGTTTTTGTTTAGCTCCTTTAGCTAATTCTATCTCCATTCCATATTGCTTGTCCGCAGGGAATAACTGCTTATCTAATGTACTTTCTTGTGGTAAATTTTTAATATATAATGCTATTTCTTTAGCACTTATAAAGTCAAAAATATTCATATTCATTTCCTCCTAAACAAATAATATTTGTGGTAATTTTGCTTTTACATCAACTGAATAAGCAACTCCACCACTTAATTCTTTTGCTATTTTTTCAACTATAGTACCATGAGTTAATACAGGAATAACTACATTGTTACCAGCTTCATTTGAGACATTAATCTCATATAAAACTATTCCTAATACTGGTTTTGTTATTGCTTCTGCTGCCGCTCCATTAGCTAATACAGTTCCATCTGCATTAATTATTGTTCCTGCTTTAATAACTCCACTACTTGCTATTGATTTAGCAACCTTTTTATTTATAGCTACATAATGAGTATTTGCAAGTATATTTTTTTGCTCACCTATCACTGTTGTTTTTGAATAATTCATTTTATCAACCTCGCTTTTAATATTTAATTTCTACAGTTTGGCTTTTTGCTTCTGCAAGCTTTTCTCCTATAGATTTTTCTTTTGGATCTCCACCTGAACCTTTACCTCCAGTTGAAAAGTCTGGTACTCCTCCGGGTGTCTTTTCAAATAAGAAGTCATTCTCTTCTTTGATAGTTTTTAATTGATCATCAATACCTTCTAGCTTTCCATCTTTAAGAGTAAGCTTTTCATTATCTAGCAATGCTTTTACTAGCTTGCTATTTTTAACCTTTGCTTCTTTTAATGCACTTTCTAAAGCAATATTGAAGTCTTTATCTGAGGCTTCTTTCTTAAGATTTTCAATCTCTTTAGTAAGACTTAACTTTTCTTTTTCAAAATCTGAATAAGCATCTACTTTCTCTTGTAAATCAGTTATGCTATCCTCTAAGGACTTCTGTTTCTCTTTATACTTTTTGATTCTTATATCAGCATTTTGTTCTGATGTAATAAAAATATTATTAGCTTTCATAGCAGTTTCAATTGTTTTAATAGTGTTTTCTTCAACACCAGCATTTGTTAATATTTCTCTTAAATTCATTTATCATTTCCTCCTAATCTACGCTTTTTACAAGTGTTGCTCTTGTTAATTTAGAGTTACTAACCATTCTTTAACGTCTTATAGATAGTAATTAAAGACAAAATAAAAAAGCCTTAGTTTCCTAAGACTTTAATCTTCTATTCTATCAATTCCATATTGAATAGCTACTTCATGTTCAATCTTACACCCTCTTGCTTCTTTCCATCCTTCTCCAAAATAAGCAACATCAGCTGTAGCAAGTAAGCTAATTGATTTTCCTAAATAAGCTACTGGTGCATTGCCAATTGGTTTAAAACCTTCAAAAAATGATTGAATTAATTCAACTGGTTCTCCAATTGTTCTTTCTGCTTTTATGCGAATTTCTTCTCTTGCTTTTAAAATTTCTTTAAAGAAAGGTGGTGAAATCTATGCTTGATAATAAAGCTCTAATTGTATTGGCTTATCTTAAAAACCATTTTAAAGAAAGCAATAAACCTATAACTGCTTTAGATATTAATATAAACGGACTCAATTATAATGATATAGATGAAGCAATTGAAACTCTTTCAAATAATGGTCATATTAGGCTAACTCAAAAAAACTATATACACCAATCAGTTGAAAGTGTTAATTATTAATATCTTTTTGGGGAGGAGGTCATTGATCTTCTCTATTTTGCTATATGAAATCATACTCTCTATTAACATCTTTCTGTTCATAATTACATTTGCATCAAACTTTTAAGTGTTACCTCCCAAATAAAGCCTTATATCTAGCATTTAAAGCCTTATTTCTTTCAATTAGATTTTTACATTTCTTTTCATAGTTCTTTAAATTTATTTCTTTTCTTAGATACTCACTTCTAAGACATTTTAACCTTTTAATATTTTCTTTTATCTCTTTATCAACATAGCTTATTACATACCTTTTCCTGCACTTAGGACAACAAAAATATGTTCTTTCAACTGAATTAAATAACTTTTCTGATTTAATAAGTTTCTTTTTTACTACAAAATCCTTTTTACAATCATCACATATAACTTTCATAATTAAGCTCCTTTTAGCCATTCATCTAAATAATTAACTTCCTTACCATTAATCCATTGTCCAAGCTCTCTGCCTATATCATCTAAAGATTTATCCATTTCATAAGTTATATAACAAAGACATTGTGGATGCTGCATTGGTATTTTATCTTTATCAAATAATTTTCCTGCGTAATCATCACATATATCAGGGCCAAAGTGTGCTACTTGTCTTGAATAATGCTCTGATGATAAATTCCATTTCCCTTTTGTTATAAATGGATTATCAATAGCCTTTTTATCTGATTGTAGTCTAAACATATGAGTCATCGAGGTTCTTAATAGCCTTTGAGCATTATAATCAACTTTTCTATTTTTTAATCCAGGATATACTTTACCAAAGTTGAAATCTTTTTTAGCATTTGGATCTAAATACTTCTCTAAATCTTTAATAATCTCCAAGTATGATTTCTGCTCTGCCATTCCTTTAGTTAAAACATATTTAATATCTTTTCCATATTGATTTCCATAGCTCCATATACGTTCTGATAAACTTCTACCATCTTTATAAAAGCTACCTTGTATAATTTGACCTATTACTTCTGAATTAGTACTATAAGCAAATTCAATCATATCCTTACTGATATCTAATATATACTTATTATTTATATAGCTTAAAAAATCTCCTTGAACACTTGCTGCTATTTCAGCATTGCTTTTTATAGCTTCCTCTGCAACCTTCGAAAGTTCTGAATTTAATTCTAGTATCTTAAATCTTATATATTTTTCATAATCTTTAAGCCAAGCTTTAGTAAATCCACCTTTAGCTATAGATGCCTTTTTTAATAATTCATATGCTACATCAGAGTAAAGCTTTATTATTTCATTTAATGTATCTGACGATAGCTTGTTCTTTTCTTTTATTGCTGCTTTAATCAAGTTATTATATAAAATACTACTATCACTCATAAATTAACCTATTCTTCATCCGGATCTCTAGTTTTATCATCATCTTCATTCTGATTATCTAGTTCTATATCTTTATCCGAATTATTATTGACATTAAATTCTCCCATAGATGAGCCCTCTAATAATGATTTTTCAGATAATATATCATTAAACTCTTTTTCTGCATCTTCAGCACTAGAAAACTCTGTTATATATGATTTTCTAGTTCTTACATCTGCTAAAACTTCATTAATTGCAGTAGCTTTTCTTTCCTCTTCATCAGCCGGAATAGGATAATTATGTTTAAATATTAAACTAAAGTCTAAATCTTTCCACTTAGGATTAAATCCAGGCAACTTAGCTTCTTCTGCTATAGCTATAATATATCGTATAACCTCTTCAAGAACTGGTCCCCAATCGTTCCATTTCTCCTCACAACGAGCAATAAGATCATTGTAAAGATATCTCATAGCCTTAGCACTTGGTATGTTATTCATATCATCAAGACTCGGCATATCAAGTATAGTATTCATATCCTTCTCTATTCTATCTAAATATAATTCAACACTAGATAAATTAGATAATGAAAACTCCTGTCTTTGAATATTACCTTGCTTACCTTGAGCCAAAGCTTCATCACTAGTTCTTGCTACATGTAATGCACCTGGAGATATATTAAATTTATTAACATCATCTGGATGTAAGTCTATTCCGCTTTCTATACCAAATAAACTAAATTTAATAGCATCAGCAACATCACTAGTTGTTTTATTGTATCTATCTTGACTAGGTTTCAAGTCATGTAAATCAGTTTCTCCAAATTCTTCTCCAAGTTCTCCACCATTTTTTATAAGCCAAGCTGGTATTTTATTTTCTTCAAATCCTATTACTTGTGATACTTTTTCAATTGGATCTAATAGATTATCACCTTTATATGTTTCTATAACATACGTTGCTTTCGCTGGTGTATTTTCTTCAATAGCTTCATATGTGAATTTATGAATATAATAAGTTTTCTCATTTTCATCATCTTCATATAAATAATTATTTAAATCCTCTTGAAAAAATCTAGCTTCTGTTAATACTCCATCAATTTCTTTATATGAAAAATTTTCTACATCTTCATATCTAAGATTAATTGCTCCTGGAACATCTCTATTACCAACTTTAACTGATGCTCTTAGCATAACCCTTTTCTTAATTGTGGACATTAAAAAAGCCTGTCTAGTTTTCTTCCAGAACAGGTTTTTTCTAAGTATATTATCTATAAATCTTCTTAGTTCTTCTGCCACTTCTTTTTTATTGGTATCAAAAGGTACTATAGTTATGTCGGGTTCTTTACTAAACATCCATCTAGCTTGTTTCTTTAAAAGAGGTTTTACTTTATTTCTAATGTCCTGAGTTGGTTCATAATCTAAGTTATCTTGACTTTCCCAGTTTTGTCCTAACTTAGGTTTATCATTTTTAGCTTTTACTTTATCTTCACAAGCTCCTTTATAGTAATAATAATCAACTCTTACCTTTTTACGTTCTTCTTTCTCTTCACTACTAAGCTGTAATAACGTCTCTCTTACTGTATCCATTAGAAAACTGTTCCTCCTTTCTTATATGTATTGTAATTATTTTTCTTAACACCCTTACCTTTGTTGTATATTTCTTCTTCATAAGGCTTACTATTGCTAATTAATATGGTATTAACAAAGTATCTTAAATTATCAAGGTGGTGATCATTTTCCTTTATAGGTTTATCATCACCCTTTAAACTAGCCTTTTCATCCCAAATGTATGTTTCAAACTCTTTAAATGTTTCTATATTACAATTATTAAATAATATAATCTTATTCTTTAATATTGCACTTACATTTCTTATCCCATCAAGAACATCATTATTAGCCTTCCTAACTTTAAAACCTCTTCTTCTTAAAGTTGTTATAAATGATGCTGCAGAAG